GTAATATGAAGGATTTATCTTACTTTGTTGCTCAGGCAGAGATTGCGCCTATGGTGGATTCTGGTGATTCATCTAATGCACCAGGTAATGTTGAAGAAATACCTTCTTTCGCTCCATCAGCTCATATTCCCGATGATGATCAGTATTTGGTCTATCAAGGAGAGCGTATTGTGTCATTTCGTTCTTTGTTAAGGAGATATCAATATCACGATACAATGTTTCCCAAAGAATTTGGTACCGATGTTGCTCGTGTTATAGAGCAAACGCGTCCCTTTTTCCCTTGGTACAGGGGATGGGCAACTGATGGTTTTGATACTGCTCCTGTTTTTGGACAGCCTGATGCACCATATAGTTATTGCTCTAATACTTTACTGAATTATCTTACTCCTGCATTTGTTGGTTATCGAGGCAGTCTTAGATACAAGGCCATAGTTTCTGGTTTACCTAGGAATCAAGAGACGTCGACTTTATCAATAACTCGCGGAGATATGCTTGGTGGTTATTTTAATACTGTCGTAAACGTGCTCAGTTCAACTTTTACTAATAATCGACGCATTATGTGTAGGTTGAAATCTGCTGGTCTTGATGGAACTGTTATTACGCCAACATCTCAAAATCCTGTTGTGGAGTGGGAAATGCCATATTACACAATTGGTCAACGTTTTTCTCCTGCTCGTATGATTTCATTTTTGAATACAACACTACCAAATCCCTTTCATTTGGCATTTGATATTTTTGCTGATGGTCCTGAAACTGATAATGCTACACGCATTGATACTTATGTGTCCATTGGTGAAGATTTCACACTTGGTATGTTTGTAGGAGCTCCGATTATGTATAATTACATCAATCCAGTCGATTTTTAGGTTAAGATGATTTTTGGGTCAGATCATCTTACCCTCTGTCAAGGAAAAGACAATAACACCCGTCATTTGGACGTTTAAACAACTTTACGAAACTGTATATTCAGTTAGAATACCTCTCGGCGGACGAGAGGGGGGCTTTTACGTCCTCGGTCGATGCTTTGCATCTCAACACGCTATGATTTTTGTAGCAATAGGTTTTATATAAACTTT